TCACGTCTAGGTAACCAGAAGTCCTCCATCATAGACATAAACTTCTTGTCATCACGGATTTCTCCAGTGTTTGCATCGTAAACTAACTTGTTACGATACCTCATCATGACATCACGAAGGTATTGTTCTGCCTTCATTTTAGGAAGATTACCTACATCAATGTAGAATATTCTTCTTTCTGGAGCACGAGACAAGCGATAGATTACAAGACTATCCTCAATCATTCTAAGTTGATTGAGTGCTTTAATTGACTTATGAAGGTATGAAAGAACAGAACCTTTGTTTCTATCTACCAAACCTGACGTGCAATATGCAATAGAGTCTTTGGAGAATTTAACACCCTTAGTGTCTGTAAGGTTGCTAGAAGGATTCAAAGCACCACCTACAGTGTTCTTAGCACTATAAATGAAATACTCTTCAATCTTAGGGAATGCTTGATGGATACTATTAATCTCTTTCTGACTATTAATAGCAGCTATTTTACCTGCTTGATTAGGATCTTCCTTAACTGCATGACGAACAAAACGCATTTTCATTGCGTCAATATAACGCAATTCCTGTATTCCCTCGTGAGGTGCCTTCAAATCTATTACCTTATGATAATATAATCTACCATCAACATACCAGTTACGGTATATCTCATGAGACTTTTTATCAAAATCTAATAAATCTTTTATATATTTGAATTCTTGTCTAAGTTTTTCTTTAATGCCTTCACTAGCATTTAACTTTGAAAGTTCTATATCTACGGGACTCTGATTAGTATCGGATACTATGGATTCTTGTATAACATCTTCTATTGCACCATCCACTTCTGGATGTAAAGCCATTTCACGATATCTACGAATTAATTCAAATTCATTTTTGAATACACCTTCTAAATCAACATAGTTACCAAAAAACCCCGAAGTCATATAGTAATCACTTTGGTCCTCCTTGGAATTGGGGACCGGTGATACTACCGACTTAGGGGTTTCTTCATTATTCTCAATCGAGAATCCAAATAATTTAGCCATTTATACTATGGTGGACTATACCGTTCATAGTATTTAGTATAGCACAGATATTACCTTATGTCTGCTGCTTCTTTAGCACCTAATGCTTCAAAGTATTGTACTTGGAATTCAACAGTGAACTCTTCTATTGAGTCACCAGTTTCATATGAAAGTGCTATTTCAGATACATTCGTTGGGAATATATCAATAAACTTATAAGCTCTGAGAACATTTGCTGCTTCAGTTGGTCCTCTACCACTGACTCCACCTGATGGTGCGACAGAAGAAAGAGTAGCTCCTCTTCCTAACTGATAAACAAATCCTTCTTTCATGTATGTACCAGGATTAGTTGCTCCTGTATTGTTATCAAGTTTAGAGATTCCATTACCCCATGCTTC